TGTAAACCCACAGAGTGGTACCGGCACCTTTTACCGGCTCAAGGGGATTTGGTGTTGCCATATCGTCCTCACATCTCGTAGGTAATTTTCCACAGGAGATCTGCCGATCCCCACATCATAAACTCATCATCCCGGCGGTAGTCATACCCCTGAAGATTCATCTTCAGCAGTAATGCACTGAGCCCGGGAACTGCCTCCAGCGCAGGAAGAATTTTTTCTTCCATCCACATATCCAGTGCCGAGTCCGGTTCTTTTGCCCTGAGAAAAACCTCAATATGCAGTGTCGCCTCCCAGGTTCCCTCATCAACGAACTCGTCAGCAGCAGACGCATCTGTCAGGTAAACAGCAACAGCAGGCAGTTCCTGTTCATCAATAAAAACCGGGCGACCGTCAAACCAGCTCACCCTCTCAGAAATATTTTCTTTCAGGGCAGACAGAACTGCCGCCCGTATTTCACGGTGTTTCATACACCCTCCCAGTCATTTTCTTTTCAGCACCAGGCGTAACTGATGCGTCATGGCTTTCATCATCTGCGCCGGTAATTTTTCCCGGTACATCCGGTCCCGTTCACGTTCAAAGGTTTCTGCCAGCGGTCCGGCAGTCGTAATCTTCACCACTTCGATCGGCAGACGGTGGCGTTTCGGCCTCCCTTTGCTGTCCGCGCCGGTGGATGATGATGCCCACGGCATACGCTGCATCACATGCCAGCGTCCGTTAGCCAGCCGGGTGATAAAGGCGTCCGGGATCCGTCTTTTCCCCACAATCAGCACACTGCCGCCCCCTTTCAGGGCCGCACGCTGTCCTTTCTTTCTCCGTTTTCTGCGGGAAAGTCGAACGCGGGCCTCCCCCAGTTTGATGGCGGGCAGGTTGCCGGTATTGATGTAAACCTTTGCGTAAACCTTATCCGGTCGTGCCGGACTTAACCGGATGCGGGCACGGATAAGACGACGGGGAACGGCCAGCTCCCTGGCAACTGAAGAGGCCGTTTTCGCAATAATGGCCCCCGCCACTCGGTTCAGTGTCGTGGCAGAGGCCCGGGGAACGGCACGGCGATCAATTGCATCCAGATTTTTCATGGCCTGCGCCAGACCTTTTATTGCCATACTCATTCCTGTTCGACAAAAATCCGGGGTTTACCGTTGTACGTGTCATAACGGGTCACCGTCAGTGTGCGCCCCGCAAACACAACAACATCATGACGGGCCGGACGGTACCGGGCTGAAAACACCACCAGTGACAACTGGCTGCCCGAAAGCGCCCCCATCTCCGCGGACTCTTCCTCCGGCATCACGTCGTACACGACGCCGTTAATCTCCGCCTGTTTGCCCATCACCCGAACGGTCGCCACGTCCATCCGGCAACACATTCGCGTAAACAGATCAGACATTGATTTTTACCGCCACAGTGGCGCTGTTTGCAGGGGCATTTTCCCAGGCTACCCCCGCTGCCACCGCACCGTCTGCAGCCAGCTGCACAACCCCGTCCTTCAGATAAACCACCGCGCCGGACTGAATGTCGTCAGCAGACTGTTTGGGCAGCAGGAACACGCCTTCGGCAAAACCGTCACCGGCCTCACCGGCAGGAATATCGGTAATGGCCACGGCCACCATACTGCCGACCACCACCGCAGCACCGCTCAGGATGGTCTGATCTCCGGCATTCACCAGTTCAATGGTGGTACCGTCCTGTACAAAATTTTTCGCCATAATGCTGTTTCTCCGGACAGCCCCTGTGGGGCTGTTTTTCAGGCATAAAAAAAGCCCTTTCGGGCAGTGATTGTGATAACGCGGTTATCAGGCCACCGACGAACGCACCAGCCCGCGCCAGTCAAGTGGTGCCACTCCGGCATCAATACGGATTTTTGTGGCAATGCCGTCAGTGGTGAAACCTTCCTGCTGATCAATGTATGGCGTGTCCACACCATCCAGCCAGGCCACTTCAATGGTGTCAGTGCCCTGTGCCGCCGCCAGATACCAGGTTTTCGGGTCTGCCGCATCAAGACGCGCTTCTGCAATCACCTCAGCAAAGTTCTGGATAGGGTTAATGACACCGGCGTTTGCATCCGCCCCTTTCACACTGGCCGATTTGATGGTCTGGTTCGCCACCGTCTCCAGTGCCACCGGTACCAGCATAAAGGCCGGACGGATATTCAGGGCACGATCGCCTTCTTTCTGCAGGCGCATCATCTGACGGGCCGCATCCAGTCCGGAAACGGAGATCCCCCCGGTGGCAATATTTTTGTGATCGGCATGGAACAGCGCCTTACCGTCGGACAGTTTCGGGTTATCCGTCAGCACCTTGTAGACCAGGTCACCAATCGTTGCCTTCGCCGCACGCCCCATCTTCATCGGCACGTCCACCAGCATATTCAGATCATCATTGATAATGGCCTGGCGGGTGATGGAGAAAATCTCCCCGTAAGTGGCCAGTGCAATGGTCTCCTTGCGATCTGAGGTGGTGATGTATTTATACTCCGCCCCCTCACGAACCTGGCGCAGAGAACCAAAACCGCCCATCCCCACGCGATACGCTGTTTTGAAGTCTGACAGGCGTCCCTTACGGGTCCACTTCTGGAAGGTTTCTTCTGATTCCTCCCAGCCCTGGATCAGCCCCTTGTTCGACACATCCAGCAGAATATTGCCAAAATCAGAGGTGCTGTGCGTCAGCGCCAGCCCGACCATCTGCATGGGGTTATAACTGGCCACCCCAATACCGCGCTCCGTCAGTGACATGCGAGCCCATTCACGCAGGGTCATCCCGTTATAGGCGTTATCCTTCTCGACATTTTCAAATCCGGCACGGGCCAGCATCGCCTGGCGGATCCCGTCCCCCACAAAATTGCCGTTTCCGGCATAAATATGGGCCGGTGTATTTTTGTTGGTCGGCGAGGACTCCTTGCCCATTCATTCAGCTGACGTTCACGGGCCATTTCCAGCGAACAGTCAGGATCAGCCACGCACTGTGCCTGAAGCGTCTGATAGCGACCGCCGAACATGGCAAACAGATCGTTAATGCCTGACATGCGGGCTTTCTGCTCAGCCATAACGCGGGCGCGAATGGTCGCCTCATCAGACACTGCCGGTACCGGTGATGGTTCTGTTACCGCCGGTGCAGGGATTGTCACTGTGGTATCACGCGGGGCACTGTTGCGTGGCGGAGTAATCATGTTTCGGATGGATTCCGGCATCTTTTTAAATTCCTCTGTACGTTTTGACTGAATACATGCCATTGCCTCAACAGCGGGTGTCACCTGGTCAGCAAATCCGTGTGCCAGACATTCGGCACCGGACATCCAGGTTTCATCCGCCAGCATGGCGGCAATTTCATCGGTGGTTTTTCCGGTTTTCTGCGCATAGGCTGGCAACAGTACCGATTCGACTTTATCCAGCAAATCGGCATAACTGCGCATATCCTCAGCATCCCCGCCACTGAATCCCCATGGCTTATGGATCATCATGAAGGCATTTTCCGGCATAATGACCGTATCACCGGCCATCGCAATCACAGATGCCATCGAGGCGGCAACGCCATCCACATACACGGTAATGGTCGCCCCCTGATTTTTCAGGGCATTAAAAATGGCGATGCCTTCAAAGACATCGCCACCCGGTGAATTGATATGGAGATTAATGTGGGTGATATCACCCAGTGCATTCAGTTCGCTGACAAACTGCTTCGCGGTAACTCCCCAGAAACCAATCTCGTCATAAATATAAATATCCGCGTCACCCGGCCCCCCAGCTTGCATCCTGAACCAGGATTTATTCTTCATGCTGGCTTTCGGTGTCGCGCTGATACTGTCGTTCAGTTCCGGCACTGTTGCCTCCTTTGTCGTTGACGGGGTCAGTATCAAAGACCAGCCCCAGTCTGCTGTTTTCATCAATTTCAGCCTTGCGGCGACGTTTGACCTCATCCGGATTGCGCCCACCGGCACGCACCCAGTCAGATTCTGTCGCTGCACCACCCCGGATCTGAATTCTCCAGGCTTCAGCTTCCTTAACCGGGTCGATCCACGGCATCACCGGACCGGAATACGTCGCGTTATATAGCGTTTTCATCTCCACATCCGCCGGAATTTTCAGCAGACCTGCCGCAACCACCATATTCAGCCATGTCCGGTACACCGGGCGGGTTACCGCGCCAATAAAACAGTCCTGCAGGATCAGGTAACCATCCGTGGACTCGACCAGCTCCTGCCGCTGGGCGCTGTAGGTGCCGTTATAGTTACGCGCCGCACTGGAAAAACTCAGACGACTGCCTGCTGCCACTGCACGCAACTGGCCGTTGCGGAAAGTTTCAAGGTTGGGATTGGGACGGTCAGATTTGACCATGCCGATATCCTCGCCCTTGCGCAAATCGTCATAAATAATACCCGGGGTGATATGGACTTCCCGCTCGGTCTCTTTGATCCCCGGATCTTCATAGTCCTGTCCGTCACCTTTACGGATATACAGTCCCAGCGCCGCAGCAATACGCGCCGCTGTCAGTTCCGCATCCTCATACTCCTTAAGGGCACTGATCCGCATCAGCACCCCCGATAACATGGATGAGCCTCGCGTCTGATGCAGACGACGAGTGAACTTCAGGTGGATCATTTTTCCGGCAGCGATTTCTTTCGTATCACTCTGCCGGCCGCTGACCGGATAATTTTTATAAACCAGATATTTTTTCGGTCTTCCCCACTCATCAAGAAAAACCCCCTGATTCAGTCCGGCGGATTCATCAGTGCGCATGGGAACAAAATCCGGCTCCATCGCCTCAAGCCAGAATGGCACTCCCGCCGTCCGTTCCAGACCGTTTCCCGCACCACTGACCATCTGCGCAAACACTTCACCATCCCGCAGCCAGGTCCGCAGCAGTAAACGTTCAAGCACAGGACGGGTATACTGCCCTGTCACATCCGGACTCACGGACCATTCAGCCCACAAACGGCGGATATCCGCAGCCAGCTCAGCCGCCATTTCCCCGTTTTTTCGTAATGGCTGAGGCTCCACAATAATTCCCCTGGCACCAATCACCCGCTCTTCCAGCTTGTCAAACACACCAATCACCAGGTCATGATTGATATCCAGAAAACGGGCCTGCTCCCGCAGGGAAACCGCACCGTATTTACTGAGCTGATCAGCAGAGCGATTTTCCCGCCGGGCTTTATGTGTCCGGGTCGGTTTCACCGCCTCATAGGCCATGATTAACGCCCTTGAACGCAGTCTGGCTGCTTTCCACCCGGGGGAAAACACGCCGATCACATCATCAATAATTGCCATTAAAACCTCGCCAGTTTAAATCCCGGTTTTCCCCGCCTGCGGCTCACCATCGCGGCAAGCCTGCGTTCCCACTCCTGACGTCCGGCGCGGATCTGAGAAAGGCTTTCCAGCGTCAGTTGCTGCCCGTTGAAGATGACAGACTTTCCCTCCAGTACGGCCATTTCCGCTTCACGGTACCGCTGTATCATTTCTCTGGCTTCTTCTGTGCTCACAACCAGCCTCCTGATGTTATCCATGGATTATCTTCCGCACGCTCCGTCCGCAGTTTTTTCTTCCGGCGACGGCGTTTTTCTGCCCCGGCCGTCAGTTCCGGGGATACCGTTTCACCAGAACGCTCCTGCGGGAAGACGAGCCACGTTTCCCGCTGTGCCCAGTCCGGTGCGGAGGGCCAGCGGATCTTTTCGTAACCATGCAGAACGGCAAGCGCATCCGCATAAACCAGCAGGTCAAACGCTTCGTTAGCGCCCCTGCCCGGTTTTCGCCATTTTCCGTCACTGCCGCGCTCTTCATAGGTCAGCTCATCGTAAAACCACCGCCCCAGCCAGTCGGGAAAGTGGATATAGTTCGGCCCTGGTGTGTCACGCCACAGGGCATTATTTACACGATCCTTAAACGCATCCGTCTGAACCAGCCACAGCGCGACATCGCCACTGGCTCTGGCACGGCGGGCACTTCTGCCGGTATTATCCGGGAAGGTTCGGTTAATCAGCCTGTCACGGCGAAGTCCATCCCCCTTGAACAGAAACACCCTGTTGCCCAGTCCGTCACTCCGGCAACGACGCCAGAAACGATAGGCGTTATCTGTCACCCCGGCTTCCCCTCCCGTATCCACCGCCATGGCCATCAGACGCATGCGCACATCCGGATCAGAAGCCAGCGGCCATGTTTTATGGAACACATCCGTCAGCAACAAATCCCAGTCCTCCGGATATGCCGCCGGATCAACCGGCAGACTTTCACCGTTGGGACTGCAGCGCAGTGAATGCCGGATGTTGTAGCGATCAACAATCCAGCGTTCCCCCTGCTCTCCGTATCCGGTGATCTGCACAACAAAACGGCGATTTTTACCGCCCTGTACGTCAACCGTTGCCTCAATAAAACGCACACCATCCGGCACAGATCGCCGGGGAAACGGCTCGGCACGCTGTTCAAGCAGTTCACTTTTACGCTGTTCCGTGGCTGAACGGGGCAGATAGGGTCGTCCGATATCGGTGTTCACCACCGCTTTCAGGGTCTCTTCACTGCCGGTTCGCTCATACTCTTCTTCTGCCGCCAGCAGTTTAAAAATCAGTTGTTCCCAGGTCTGAAACGCCGCAGCTGGCCCCTCCATCCAAGAAGAAGTAAATAAAAGGTAACTAAATGATTATAAGGTACTATTGAGTTATGCCCCCTACAACATAGTCCCAGATTTAGTACCTGCTTAAGCGATAAAAAAGCAAAAAAGGAAGCAATATTAATTATTGCCGCTATGCATGATCACAATGACAAATCAGAGGCGGAATTCCGCTCTCGGAACTCACATATGAGAAACGATATTTCTTCCACCGATACCCTTTATTTGGGTATCGCAAGTAAGCCCCAAAATCTGGGTGTTGCTCTTACTACCCAAACTACGGGTAGTTTCCGTAATTTCATGATCGAGTTGCAGATCTGCAACTCCCCCACCAGCCAACGCAATTTTGCGTTATCGTGAATATCAACAAGTTACCTCCGCAGCCGTTCCGGCGTCTTCCACTGGTAAGTATTTTTCGCGCTCTCCCTCCGTTGTTGAGAACGGCGACGGTATGCCAGCAACTCAAGGACTCTGGTTCGTATATTGCGCATATCCACATCATTAAGCTGGATACCATCACGGCGCATCACCTCCACCACTACACGCACATAATTATCTGCGGTCATGCTGTCCGGCTGCGTGGCCTGTTCGTCAACCTGCTGGCTGATTCCGGCGACGCGGCGGATTAATCCCAGTATTTCGGCTTCTGTCATTGTGCCCCCATCGCGCTGGTGAAGAAAACAAGCTCAGATTTTTTGTAAAGAATCTGTCACGCTAAAAGATGTCGAACAAAAAACAACCTTCTTCATCATCTTTTTTACATCAAAATAATTAAAAACAATCACTTACGCACATGATGATGATGACGATAAAATCAAAAAAATGCGCTTCTTTCCGCGCCGCCCGCCCCGTGTTCAGGCCCACCCCACCAGGAGGACCCGCAAAAAAGGCGGCTGGTGCCGCCTTGTTGTCATAGTGAATCTGTCCCGCCTGATTTGACCATACCGCGATAATCCAGAGCTGCCACACCTGCATCAATACGGACTTTCCAGGCCACGCCGTCAACGATAAAACCTTCCTGCTGTTCAAGGTAAGGCTCGTCACTGCCATCAAGATAAGCCACCTCGATTGTGTCCGTTCCCTGTGCGGAAAGCATGTACCATTGTTTTTCGCTGATATCATCAAGGCGGGGATCGACGATGATATCAAGTAGCTTGTGATACGGGTTAAAGATCCCGCTGTTTTTATCAGCCCCGAAAGGTGCGGTTGAGTTAATCATCTGCAACGCGCGATCTTCCAGTGCTGCCGGAACTAAAAGGAATTTAGGCGCAATATTCAGCACTTCGCCATTTTTGTCCTTCTGTGTGCGCATCAGGTGACGTGCTGCACTAAGTCCCGGTGTTGTCAGTCCTGCTTCAATCAGGTTGCTGTGTTTTTTGTCAAACAGCGCTATTCCGTCAGAAAGTTTTACGTTGCCTGTAAGCACCAGATTAACCAGATTTCCCACCGTTCTTGATGCAGCACGGCCCATAGCCATTGGCACCGTTGATAACTGATCAAGGTCATCATTGATTATCGCCTGGCGGGTAATGCTGAAAATATTCCCGTAAGTAGCCAGCGCGATGGGTTCACCGCGATCGCTGGTGGTGATGTATTTATATTCTGCCCCTTCCGGCACTTTGTTTAACGTTGAGAAGCCATTCATACCAACGCGGCGGGCTTCCCGGAAGTTTGAAAGGGAACCTTTTTTCGTCCACTGGCGGAATGTTTCGCCGCTGTGCTCCCAGCCTGCAAGCACTGATTTTTCAGCGCCACCAGCAAGAATATCGGTAAAATCGCTGCTGCTGTGGGTGAATGCCGCGTTTACTATCTGCGAGCGTGTGCCGTAGCTGCCCGTGCTTATACCACGATGGGTTAATGATGCCTGTGCCATATCGAAAAGGCTCATCATGGCGTAAGGATTACCGCGTTCGGCCCGTTCGTGACCAAGACGCGCATTAAGCCCCTGGCGCATTGCATCGCCGGTTATGTTGCCGTTATCCGTGTACGCGTAGTAAAGATTTGCGGGGGTGGTTTTGTTTGTTGGCGTTGATTCTTTACCCATAGCGAGTAAAAGGCGTTCGCGTGCATTCTCAACGCTACATTCTGAATCCGCAAGACAACTTATAGCCAGGTCGTTATATCTTCCGTTGAAGGTGCCAAACAATTCACGGATTCCGTTAAGTCGTTCCTGTTCGCCACTGCCAGTTTTCTGGCTGATCATGCTTTTAATTTTTTCCGGCATATTTGAAAAATCTCCGATTCGTTTTGATTCAATTCGGGCCATTGCTGTAATCGCGGGTATAACCTCATCTGCGAAGCCGTTAGCCTTACACTCATTGCCATCCATCCAGGTTTCCGCCTCCATCATGGCGGTGATTTCCTGTTTGCTCCTGCCCGTTCTTCCGGCGTAGGTTTCCGCCATCGTGTCGCCCAGCTTGTCCATCAGGTCAGCAAAGCGGCGAACGTCGCCCGACACTCCGGCAGTAACACCACGGGGGGCATGTATCATCATCATCGCGTTTTCAGGCATAACGATGTGATCGCCACACATGGCAATAAACGAGGCCATAGAAGCCGCCATGCCTTCAATGTGTACAATTTTCTTTGCCGGATGATTTTTCAGGGCGTTATAGATAGCCAGCCCTTCAAAGATGTCGCCACCAGGTGAATGGATGCGAAGATGGATTTCAGACACATTACCGCACGCGTTGATCTCGTCAGTAAGTGCCGATGCCTTTACACCGTACCCGCCGATCTCGTCATAAATGCGCACATGTACAACATCTGCCATAGCCTTAATGGAAAACCATGTTTTCATAGCCAGGCTCCTAACGTTGCCCTGTACCAGTATTCAACCGCGCTGCGTGTGATTTGTCCTTTCGTGGGCACTGGCATACCCGGGTGATTATCTTTGATGAACTGCTGATAGCGTTCGATCTTCTCCATAGTTCCGGCGTCTATGTGTACCGTGGCACTTTTATCCGGCTTTCTGGTGTTGTTCTCTGGCATAAATCCGCCTCCGTTTTGATTAACGGGCATCATTATTGATCGATAAAAGTAATAGATAAATCATTTTCTACCTGAAAATCAGATTATGTTTTTTCTGATTATTCTCAGAAAGGCAAAGTTATTGACGCATTTTTGCCATTGAAGCAGTATTAAGACTCGTCATCCTGGCGATAAAAACTCCTTTGTCGTGTAAAAGCGCCTCCGGTAACAGCAATCGGGGGCGCTTTTTTTGCGCCTGTTTTTTGTAAATGTTTTCGGGAACGTTCCGGTGATGAACAAAAAACAACCTGATTCGACACTAAAAATTTTTATTTCTCAACATATCAATAGCTTATAGTGGTGGTGATGGTGCCATAAAAATCAAAAAATGCGCCTTTTTCCGCGCCCCTCCGCCCCGTGGACAGGCCACCCCCACCAGGAGTACCTACAAAAAAGCCGGATTTCTCCGGCTTCTGTCACTCGTTGCTTAAAACGGTATGTTATCCCCGTACGGATCATCATTCCCCGCCTGTTGTTTTGCCCTGTTCAGTGCGTCAGTAGCCTGCCCCTGCTGGCCTTTTTTGCCGCCCGGTCGCGCCGTTCTCGCACTGATTACGCTGTCTGCGATAACCTGCCAGCCCTGCCGCGTTTCGCCGTTCTGGCCTGTCCACTGGCTTACCTGCATGTTACCCGCCACGCTCACCAGCTCGCCTTTGCGGTGTTTTGCCAGTGCGTCGGCCTGTCTGCCAAACGCCAGGACGGATAACCACATCGTAGCCGTTCCGTCATCTGCCTGGCTGCACGGCAGGGGGACAGCCATACTCGCCATCGTCATTTGTGTGCCCTTGCTGGTGGTCTTTAACTGTGGGTCAGCCACCAGCCGCCCGTAAGCCGCTATCTGTGCTGTCATGATTCCACCTCTCCGGTTTTAACGTTGATGGTTGTTACCTGTTCCGCTTCGGCAATCTCCCGTTCTGTCAGCGTGGCAAAGTTTGCAGCTGCCGTTGTCATGAATGCGCTAACCAGTTCGGGATGTGCTTTCGCATATCCTTCCCCGGCGTTGCGGTCGATGATTTTTATCGACACCCTTAACCAGTGTTCCGTCAAATCAAGGGCGTGCGATTGTGATTTTTTTGTGTGCTTCGCTGTCATAGGCTTTATCTCACAGCAGTAAATTAAAATTTTTGCGTTTCAACCCTTCACCTGTTCACCTTTTGATATTTTATCTTTTAATTCATAATGTTAAGGGGTGAACAGTTTCACAAAAACTATTCACCAACTGTTCACCACTGTTCACCCTTGAAGCTCAATAAACAATCAAAAAGGTGAACAGTGAATAGTTTGGTGAACAGTTCATAAATAACTGTTCACCATATAATATACTGATATAAAAGATATTTATGACAGGGTGAACAGTGATGAACAGTTATTCCATAAGTTTAATTTTTGCCATCGTCATTTGTGACCGATGCACATGAGGGCATCCAGTCTTCTGAATCCTCTGTCAGTATCACGTTTGAACGCAAGCCATGCTTCGTTTTCCGTTTCATATACTCCCTGCCGTATTCCGCCATTGCCCCTGGCATATCCTTACCGAAGCGTGTCAGTGTTACGGGCTTACCGAATCCGTGTGCCCTCATATACGCCAGATAGGCGTGATAGAGATACCTGCGCGGGCTGAACGGAATAATTTCAGCATTACCCACTAACAGGCCATCGCACATTACCGACGACATGAGATAGCCGCAGAAGTCCACCAGCGAATCGCCCTCGCGTTTTATCACCAGGGCTTCTTCTGATTTCTGCTGCTCATATAGCAGGCGTTTAGCTTCGTCCTGGTCAGAAAAGCGTGTAAGCAGGTGGCGAATCACTACCGCCAGCTCTCCTTCTATTTTTTCAGCCAGCATAGGGTCACGTTCGTTCTCCGGTACAACTTCCGAAAAATTGAATATTACCCGACGACGTGATATCCCACCGCTGCGGTCACTGAATGACATGGCGTTATTGTTCACCGCCAGCACGACCGCCTGAATGCGTGTTGAGTAGGGGGCTTTATGTTTCGGGTCGATTGCCACCTTATCACCGCCTGTAATGGCCTTAATCCCTGCACCATCACCAGCGTAACGGGTCATATCCGGCATGATAATCAGCGAAAAGCCAACCACTAACGCACGTTCCCTGGCATCTTCCAGCGCCTTCATGCTTGCCGATACCGTGTTGGCCTTACCCGCCAGCATAGTGCAAATCTCCGCCATTACGCTTTTACCGCTTCCACCCGGCCCCGTTACCTCAAGAAATAACTGCCAGTCGTACCGATTCGCCAGCACCATGAATAACGCCGCCAGTACGCGATCTGCCTTGCGGTCATTCTCAGCCACCGAACGGCGCAACCACTTCCAGAAATTCGGCGCATGTGTTGCCAGCGTTTCCCCCTCTGCTGGTGGGCTGAAAGGTAATTCACTGGCAATTAACAACCAGTCGTTTTTGTTATGCTCCCGAAAATTACCAGTTCTGGTATCAAATACCCCGTTACTGAATCCAATCAGGTTACGGGCTGTATTCCCCATTACGGGCAAACTTAACTTCATGGTATCGACCGCCGATTTGATGGCGTTCTGCGAATAGCTGATTTCCGCATCAATAAAAATCTGCGCCATAGTCCGCTGTAACTCTTTATCCTGTACCGGCTCCCATACAACACCGTTGTAGTGGTGAACGGTGTCAGAATCCGCATTGATTGCCAGTTCACCGCCATAATGTGCCAGGAGAACTTCGCCGCGCTGGCTTGCTCCCATCTGGTTAAGTGCCAGTGGTGTCGCGCTGTCTTCTGTTTTTTTCTTTGCCGGAAACCGGATAATCAGTCCGTCATCAATGTTTTTACGCTCACGGGCAAGGTATTCACGCCAGTTCTCACACTTCTGGCTGTGCATGCCATCAGGGTAATAATTCGCATTCTGTATACTTGCCGCCGCCAGCTTCTGACCAATTGCCTTAACCATTACAGGATCTAACTGTCCGGCTCTGAATATGCGCGCGGATGTGCGCCCATCAGGCACTATTTGCAGATTTCCGATCTCTTTCAGTTGTTCATCAGCCAGCACAACAGGTGGCTCATTATCTCCAGCCATACGCGCATCGTGTTCCTGCCATTGTTTCGCGTGTGCCCAGGCATCACTACCCGCGAAAATAATTACCTCTGTGTCTTTGTGTTTTATTCCGCGTGGCTGTTTTTTTACGTTCGGTGCCAGTTTCATTTTTTCCCCCCTGCAACCAGCATTTCACGGATTTTGCGGATATAGCTTGCTGCACGTTTTTGATTTACGGCTTTATAATGGTCCACCAGCGTAAAATCACGGCGGTAGGTGATATTGCCTGGCGTAACGTGACGAATAACCACTCGTCCCCCACGTCTGGTGTCGCGGTAAATATCTCCGAGTCTGATTTCAGGCCGAGAGAGACCGCTGGCAGTAAAGCCAGAATTTTTCTTTTTCATAGTTTTATTTTCCTGTCAGCAGTTCCGGTTTTATTTCCGCACGAATACAGAGTTCAGAAAAAATTCAGGAGAACCAACAATCTCATTACTTTTCAGTCGGCATTGTGATTTCACTTTCCCTTTATCCAGGTAAACCAGTACGCGTCCGGTGAAATCATCTGGCACATTAAGCACTACGGGTACATGCGCTTCATGATTATGCATGGCTTACATCCTCCGTGAATTTTCTTCTGTAACGCGTCTCTGCCACATATTCCGCATAGTCCGACGCAATACTAAGAATCATTTCACCCTCTGACTTGTAGCCACTGGTATTGATAAGAAAATATGCAGCTTTCATCATGTCAGCAACGCTCAACAATGCGCCCGCTGCATCTTCCGGTGCGCCATCAAATTCCCGTTTCAGGGAATTAAAACGATCATCACGCATGTTTACCCCCCCCTGAATGACCTGATAACCGCAACTGGTCAGCAATTCGATAAATTCCGGCAGTGTGCCGAAACAGCAATCATCACGCAGACGTTCGCGGGATACTTCAACGCCGTTTTCGTAGTGACTCACCATGCGTCCGGTAAAATGCAGATCATCATCGTGATGGCACGTTGACGGCTTAATCAGTCGCGCACGTTCCGCCAGTTCCAGCAATGCTTCAACGCTTCCGGCAATTGCACCATCCGGCAGGTGATAATTACTTACCACGCGTCCATTCTCCACGTTGACCAGTAGCTGCCCGGAAAATATCTCGTCAAACTGAATGCTGTTAAGGTCAGAAATTGACAGGTTATGCATGGTGCACCTCCTGCACATCAGCCATGATAATTTTTCCGGCCTTATCCAGTGCCTGATCGGCTTTTAGCTGCACAAATGCTAAATAATGGAAGATGCATTCTGATTCTCTGGCTGCGTGTTTATGCGCCACACCAGCGATAGCAGAAATCTCAATAAGTGAATCCATCAGCGTTTTGATAGCGTCTACCGCTGCATCAGGCCATGTTGCATTACACATGTTCCACCCCCTGACGAATACGGGCGGCGAATACAGCAACACAACCTGACGGGCAACGGCTACGCGCTTCGCGTTCCGTCCAGGCGGTTACGTGGATGATTTGAGATTC